AATTTTGGTCTTCAGAAGTTTCGTTTAGACTTTGAAGGTGCAAAAACCCTGCGTCTTGCTGAAGAATCCGTCTTCACATTCAAGGTTAAGCGTTATGCTGACCTATTAATGGACTGTTATCTGTCAGTAGATTTGCCAAATATATGGAGTCCAATAATGCCACCAGTAAATGACACAACAACTGAACAAAATAATGCTGGTGCTTGGATTCCTTATGAGTTCAGATGGATTGAAAATATTGGTGCTAAATTAATTTCCAAGATTTCAATTACTTGTGGTAACCAGACGATCCAGGAATTTTCGGGATCTTATTTATTGGCCCAAGTACAGCGCGATTTTACTGGAGAAAAAAGGGAATTGTTTGATAGAATGATTGGAAATGTTCCTGAAATTTTTGACCCAGCAAATGCAGGAACGCGTGTGAATTCCTATCCAAATGCCTTTTATAATTCAAACCCAGCTGGGGCTGAACCATCTATTCGTGGTCGCACAATAGTTGTACCGCTGAATGCGTGGTTCGGTCTCCGATCACAGATGGGATTCCCACTTGTTTCATTGCAATACAATGAACTTCATATAACTATTACATTGAGACCCATACAAGAACTTTTTCAAATACGCGATGTGTTTGATATTGTAAATAATTATCCTTATGTGGCACCAAATTTCAACTTGTGGTATATGCAATTTTTCCGTTTTTTACAAACGCCACCTGACATTAATTTGGGTGTGAATTCTTATACTGATCAGCGCACAATATGGAATGCAGATGTTCACTTAAATGCTACTTATTGTTTTCTCTCTAATGAAGAGTCGCGAATCTTTGCACTTAATGAACAGAAATATTTGTTTAGACAAGTGCGTGAGTCGGTATTTTATAATGTTACAGGTCCAAATAAGATCCAATTGGATTCACTTGGTATGATTAGCAGTTACTTATTTTATATGCAGCGAAGTGATGTTAATTTGCGTAACGAGTGGAGTAATTATACAAATTGGCCATATAGATATATTCCGAATGATTTGATTCAAGCGCCAACAACAAGCGCATATACTACAATCCGTTATAATAATGGAGTGCCGAGTGAAGTACCAATTGGTCCAGGTGTGAATGCAGACGGAAAGCTAACAGGTTGGATGATTACAGGAACATATAGTTTTGACAATGAGAAAGATATTTTGGTTTATTTAGGAATATTGTTAGATGGTTCTTATAGAGAGAATAATCAACCTGCAACAGTTTATAACTTAATTGAGAAATATTTGCGCACAGGGGGAAATGCACCAGATGGGTTATATTGTTATAACTTTTGTATGAATACATCTCCATTTGATTTACAACCTTCAGGAGCAATCAATATGAATCGGTTTAATAATATTGTTTTTGAAATGAATACGATTGTTCCGCCGTTGGATCCACTTGCACAGTCACTTACAATATGTGATCCACAAACGGGGAATGTTATAGGAATTAACAAACCGACTTGGAGAATTTATGATTATAACTATAATCTTATACTTTTTGAAGAGAGAATTAATGTGGTTACATTTGTTGGTGGAAATTGCGGTCTTATGTATGCGACATAAGAATTTAGAAATAAGTTTTGTTTATTTTATGGAATAAACTTAAAAAAATAATACTAATAATAATAATAAAAATATGGCTTCACAAATAGATCCTCAAACTAGTCCTAAAATGAATTCTCAAATAAAATCGCAACTTTTGAAAACATTTAACGATCAATTTATGCAATTTGTAGAAGATATAATATCTGTTTTTCCAAAAGATCCAGATCTTGTATTAGCAAAAAATGCATTTATATTTTTTAGGAAATCAAACCCGAAGGTTATAATTGATGTATGGTATAGATATGTTGTTCAAAAATACAAACAGGTTATAGAAGACGGTGATGTAATTTTTTTTATTGAAAAAGACTATGGCGAAGATGTTGTGAATTTAAGCGAATGGAGTTCTAAGTCACTGCAGGCTATAAATAGATTGAGAGAACCGATAAAAAAAATGAATCCTGAAAATCAAGCAAAGTCAATGAAATATGTTCAAAATTTGACTATTTTAGCATCACATTATTGGGAAAATTAATTGTCTAAGAAAATAAAAGACCTAATAGTAAAAATAAACTAATGTTATTTAGTTTGATTTAAATAAATAATATTATTTAACACATATAAAATGACTACTCAAATTGTTGACCCCCCAGAAGAATTTATAAAAATTCTTCCTGATTTTATCAACGATATTTTGAATACTTTTCCTGAATACGAGGCCATCATTAACAAGTGGTGGAAAGTGAAGTCATTTGAGGATATTGAAGATCCAGTAGAGCGTGAGTCACAAATTGTTAAAGATAAGGAGAATATTATTAAGTTTGTGTTTAAGCACTGCTTATCTGTATATCCTGAACGTTTCTTTGAAATTTTATATCAGAATGATGAAATGTTTGGAGAAGAATCATCTTCCAATACTGATTTTCTACCTGGTATAAGTTTCAAATATTTATGGCAATTAGATGTTAGCGAGAAGACTCGTGAAACTATTTGGAAATATTTGCAGTTGATCTCAATTTCTGTTATTGGTTGTGTTCATAATAAGGAGGCATTTGGAAATACTTCAAAGTTATTTGAAAACATTGATGAAGAAGACTTCAAAGGAAAACTAGAGGAAACTCTTGAAAAAATGCAAGGATTGTTTGATAGTGGAATGAATGGAGAATGTGAAGAAGGACAAGATGGAGGACAAGGTTCAACAAGCGGAATAAATATGGAAAATATGCCTTCAGCAGATGATATTCATTCACATATTAACAATATGATGACTGGTAAAATTGGAAATCTTGCCAAGGAGATTGCTGAAGAAACTGCAAGTGATTTGAATATTGACTTGGAAGGCACAACAGATGTTAAGGGTGTGTTCCAGAATTTATTCAAGAATCCAGGGAAGTTGATGAATATGGTAAAAAATGTTGGAGAGAAACTGGATAGTAAGATTAAATCAGGTGATATCAAAGAGACTGAATTGATTGCAGAGGCAAGTGATCTGATGAATAAGATGAAGAATATGCCTGGGATGGGTGATATCCAAAGTATGTTGGCAAAGATGGGTATGGGTGTGGGATTAGGTAGTGGCGCAAAGCCGAATATGAATGCAATGCAATCCAAGCTTCAGCAAAATATGAAGATGGCTCAAATGAAAGAGCGAATGAAAAGCAAGGCCGAAGCAAAGGCTCAAGCACAACAAATACAACAAATGCAACAAATGCAACAAACACAAGAGAATAGTGCTGGGGCATTGGCTTTAACAGATGAGCAACTTCTATCTGTATTTAGTACAGGAGAGAAAGTAGAACGCACACCAGTTGGCGCAAAACCGCAAACAAATTCTGGTAAAAAAAAGAAAGGTAAAGGCAATAAATAAAAATAGAAAATCATCATTTCTTTGAGACTTAATTTTTGTAAATTTAAAATTCTATAAAAATTAAGTAATGTTATATATATAATATGTCAAATATATTCTGGTTAAATGACCCTACAATATTATTAAACAAAAATTCTGTTACTCAACTATGGCCTTGTCCAAAAATGACATTTGAAGAGAAGATGAATTCTATTAGTCGGCTCGTGATAATATTATCTATTTTAGGATTTGTTTTTACAATGTCTATTCGCATTTTATTTGTCGGATTTGTTACACTTTTTGCAATTATTTTGATGTATTATTACAAAACTAACGGAAATACAAACGCAAAAAAAGAAGGATTTAGAAAACGTGTTAGCTTTCAAGGTCCTGAAGAAAATTATGTTTCAGATGCACCTAGAATTATAAATCCTGAGACACTTGAGTCTTTCTTAAAAAGTGATTTTGAATCAGTGACAAAGAAGAATCCTTTTAATAATGTCCTTTTGACGCAGATTAATGATGACCCAAATAGACTGGCTGCACCACCTTCGTTCAATGTTGATGTTGATGAAGATATTACGAAAAATGTAAAGAAAATGGTACAGAGCTTGAATCCAGGTATTAAAAACACCAACAAACAATTATTCGGCGATTTAGGAGAGAACTTCTATTTAGATCAATCTTTGAGAGTATTTAACTCAACCCCAAATACACGAGTGGCTTCTGATCAAGGTGCATTTGGACAGTTCTTATATGGTAATATGCCAAGTGCTAAGGAGGGCAATGAATTTGCCTTATTGCAAGACAACTTCCGTTACACATTGTATTAATAAAATCAATAAAATCAACAAAATCAATAAATTTTGCTATGAATTGATTGGTTTGTTTGGATTGTATATTTTGTTATTCCATTGATCCGTAAAAAATACAGGAGGCATTTCTCTCAACTTACAAGGTGGTAATTTACAATAATTTCCCCAAAGTCTTGTAGAATCATTATATGTCCTGAAATTGGAAGAATGAACGTGTATGGATCTAATTTCTAAGCACGGATTGCTAATATAAATTCCAGAATTGTAAATTATATTGGCAAATACATTATCACAACCAAGAGTGCCGAACTCAAAGTTCAAAAGTTTGATGTCTACTTTTAGCGGACTCTTGAAAATCCAACAGTCTTGAGAATCTGATCTGGGGTTCCCTTCTTTTGAATACAATTCTATAAGTTGGCCATCTTCAGATTCATCATATCTTAATAACGCATAAATATTGTTTGAAATAGTGTTATTATCAATTTTTCCCAAGGTTTTATCAAAATAAATATCGCTATTAGAGAGAATACAAATGCTTCCTTGAAGATTAGAATTTATGAAATGGATTGCATCATCAAACCGCAATTTATAATTAGTATCTGAATTAATTACAATCTGTTCCACTTTTTTCAATAGTTCCTGGTTTAATGGTAAATTATAGATTTTATCATTTAATAAATAGATCTTTTGAATATGTGGATTCAGGCAGTTTTTCTGTAAACATCTATTGATTTCTTTCTCTCTTATTTCATTTTTGGGAATATAAAATGTCGTGATAAGAATCATTAGAATCTTGTTTTATATAACATTTGCATTCTATTGTTTTAAATCTTAGTATAGTGAATTATATAATAGAATAATTTAGTATTTGTTGCAAAATAAAATAATGTTTTTATATATAAATATGGCGTATGTTACTAACTTTACATTTGAAAATATGTCAAGAATTGGAAATGATACTTGCACACAGGATCAAAATACAATCCAAGATATAAGAGCTTCTAATTATTTATTGCAAAATTACTTTGCAGATGATTGTTCTATGAAGCAACCTATTGCTTTAGCAACTACCCAACCTGGTGTTTTCTTCAATGGTGGACATAACTCCGGTGCTGGTGGCTGCAATATTGATAAGAGCTCTGAGCTTTTGATTGGTAGCATCCAAACACATCCTAAGGCACGTATTGATCTTTTCCATCGCCCATTTTCTACCGTGCCATTTTTAGGACGCGGATCTGTCAACCCTGTTTTAGAGTCCCAAATTCAACAAGGTGATTCTGTTACCAACAAGCGTAGTGTTACCCACTTGAGTGAAAAGAGCTATATGAAGTATTCTAACACACCGCTTATCCCTACTGTGAAGGATCGCGTTACCAACCCTGCTTACTGTGTGGAAGGCGCTGCATCTGATGGATGGATTCGTGGTGGAGTTCCTTCTCGTGAACTCACCCGCGACAAGGACTATTTCAATACCCACACTAAGGATCAATATGTTTAAAAAGATAACTATTTAATATATTAACATATTTTTAGATTAAGTATTTAAAAATATTATGTAAATCAAATAAAAGGGTAAATGTACAATACACAAATAAAATCTACATATAAAGATCTGGATAATGGTACAGAGGAATCTGCAAACTTAGCAGAAGATAAATACTTCAAGGAATTTTTACAGATATTTGGAGTAGACAATTATTGTGATGACACTGTGAATACAATTATTCAAGGTTTAAATGAAAAGATGATAGAAAACGAAAATATGGTTGAGTTGTTGAAAAAAATGGCGTCCACTTTTATGAGCGAAGATCCTGAGATTGGATTAATGGTTGGATTTTCTTACCACTATTTTTTTTTGATGCATCCTTGTATTTGCGATCTTTTGGAAAGTGGAACTATTAGTGAGGAGAATTTTAATGCACTAAAATTAGAAGTAGAAAACAATTTAAATATAAAGTGAAAATAGACATAATATTATGGATATGGGAAATGCAATACTTGCATTAGCTGGAGCTTGGGCATCTTATCATATAATTCAAGTTTTGGTTCCTGGAGATATTAAGTTATCTTTAACAAAAGATGCAGTCTCATTATGTGGTGCAACGTATATAGGATTTGCTCTTTACAATATTTATAACAAATGAAATATAATAAATAATAATAATGAAATATAATGATGAATAATAATAAAATAATATCTGTATTATTATTAATGGCATCTACGCGAAATATAAACACACCTGGAAATTATTATTTAGAACAAAAAGAATATAAGCATTCAGAGAACTATACTCTTTATCCTAATTCCCAATATGGAGCCGCTTATTGCACAAAATTGCCTGGTCTTGGTGTGAACCCAGCCCAAATCCCTTGGAATCAGATGTCCCAAAATCCAGCTGACATAGAATCTTTTTTATTTGGAATTGATTCTACAAATTTGGTGAATCCAGCTCCTCCTCTTGTGGCTGAGTTGAAGAATTTAGAGACTGCTCATTTCTTTACAAGGAACGCCACACTATTACCTGAGCCTTTAGTAGTGGAGAAATCGCAGCGTCCTTTTCCTTGTCCTAAATAAGTGTCTATTCCTGTATAAACTATTATGTTTCAATCAACATAATAATTTGTTTGTTATTATATAATATGAGTACCATCAATACAACTAATGTAAATGCACAAAATGTAAATGCTACAAATGTAAACGCACAAAATATAAATGGCATTCCATCCAGTAATTACATCACAGGTGTAAGAGTGGAAGGTGGAATGTATGTCAGCTGTGGAACGTGTACAGATTCTAATGGTGATCCTTGTGATAGTCAACTAGACTGTAGTTTTACACCAGGTCCTTGTGATTGTTTTATTCCTGATGCAATAGACGGACCAACTGGGCCAACCGGACCTCAGGGACCAGGTATTCAATTGAATGTTCGTCTTTATTTGAATCCGACTGCAACGGTAACTGTAGGTGGAAATACATTTCGCAAATTAAGTTTTACAAAACCGTTGAATTCTACACAAACTATTGATACAAGTCCTGTAGTTGCTGGTGCTGCAAATCCTATTGTTTACACTTATACAAGTGGTTCAGTTATTCAATATTCAACTGCACCTGGTGATGTTGTTACAAGTTATTTAAATTCAGGAGTTTGGTATTTGAGTTTGTGGTTAGATGCTTCTTTCAATGTAGGAACTACCTTGAAAGTTTTCTGGAAATTGTATATAGCAAGTGCGGATGAC